GCGTTTGCACTTATGGGGCGTTTTATGTCGAGTGCAAGGGGCAGCTGGGACAGTCTCCATCTTATGATTGTACAGAAATAGGCGATTGGATGGAAGTCATCGGCAATCACTTCGAGAACCTGGAGTTACTACATGCCGCATCCTAAGCCCAAGCGCAAAAAGAAGAAGGCATGATATTCATATCACCTAAAGGTATGACGATAGAGGGCTGGCTTAAAGAAAAGCGACGGCTCAATACGGCCCGTAAACGTCTACGTAAAGGGCGGGGGCAGAAACAAACCGAGCGGGACTTTGCAAAGAAGCCTTTATTCGGACGTACTAGGGCGTTCTTTGGGCAGATACTATCGACAGGAAGAAAATCGTGAAAAAAGCACTCCTTTGGCTGTGGGATCATTGGGGATGGGGTTACTTCGGATGGAACAAGGACAACCTTGCCAAGCGGCGTATCAATCCCAGCCGCCAAGAAATCAAGGCGTATTGCCAAGAATATAATCTCACCCGGAAGGCTGCCAAGAAAGGGCTTCGCCGGGCAAAAATGTGGCGCAAGAACTGGGCCGCAATTCGCAAAGCCCGATATGATGGATGGAAAGCAGGAACACTACCTAAAGGACTAACAGGAGGTAATCATGGCGAAAAAGGAACTGTGGCTGAGCAGGGAGAATACCCCTTATGGTCATTACAATCTCCACACAGAAGACCCCAGCGGGTTATCCCATAGTGGTATTTATCAATATGACATAATATGTTTTAGTGCTGAATCTTTCCATAGCATTTTTTCAATCCGTCTCCGCAAGGGCCGCAAGAAGAAGATCAAGCGCATCCTAATTGAGTTGGAGAAATGAATAGAATCCACTTTGAAGTCCTCGGCAACCCCCAGGCACAGAAACGGCACCGCACCGGGAAGTGGGGGCGCTACGACCCTTCAGCCTCGGACAAGGCGGACTTTCTAGCCTTGTGCCGGGACAATGCGCCTGATAAACCGATTGAGGGAGCGGTGATATTGCGGCTGGTATTCTGGATGCCAGTTCCCAAAAGGGCGACTAAGCGATTCAAGGTTGATGTGGAGGATTTCGACATATATATCAAGAGCGGGGGGACAACAGGAATCTCATCTAAAATCATTCTTAGAGACGTCGCACACACTAAGGCAAGATTTGATATTGATAACCAGATAAAGTTCGTTATGGACGCTCTAGCGGGGGTATATTGGCAGAATGACGGGCAAGTGCAGATTGGCTGGGCCTATAAAATCTACAGCCACCGACCCCGGACGGAAATCGAGATCATTTACTAATGGAGGGAGCAATGACATCACCTAAAGCGGTGCTGAAGGAATCATTATCTATATTTGAGTATCCCTATGAAGAGGGCGGCGGAGACGGCTGGAATGAGAGTATTATCAAGCTTATCAGAGCCGCCATCCCTGTTGCCAAGCTGCACGAGGAAGTAGTGAAAATGATATTTACTCAACCGCATACGGACAAATTCTGGGCGAGAATGCACGAGATTCGTCACCAACTGGAGGCGCTGAAATGAGCAAGATTGAATTAGAAGAAGGCCAAACATTAACCGCACATGACATTGATGGGATTTACAGGGCCATAAAAGCCGAGATCAGGGGCGCTGAGGATAAGCGGGGGGAGGAAGTGCTGGAGATGGCGAAGCAAATAATCCGCGACAATTCATCAAATTGGGGGGCATTAACGTTGGATGAAGCCTACAAGGAGCGGTTCGGAAAGCCGGAGGTGATGAGATGACGCCCATGAAATATCAAAGGTGGCTGAAAAACGGCTACTATGGTATGGATGTAAACAAGAAGCCAAGAGTTTTTCACGACAAAGGGACTCTCACTTCTAAGATAGCAGAGTTTTCAAATGGTAAGCCCCACAATGTCCGGGCTGTATTATTGACATTGGCGGGAGCGGAAGGTGAAGGACTGTCAGCAGTAAGGGAGCTGACTGATCTCTGCCGGGCTTTTGCAAAAGAACATGAAAGTCAACTCACCCCTGCTAGCCGTAGGGCGCTGGAGACAACGTGAAATCCTATGAGGCTATGCGTTATCATACTATTCTTTGGATTTTTGTATGCACAACCGGCAGTCTGGTGGAACAGCGCCGACAGCAGCCAGAAGGCATTTGCGGAGAAATGTTATGAATTTGGGAAACAATATGGCCTAGGGCATACGCTATCAGCTATAGCATGGATGGAATCATCACTAGGGAGGGATATAAACCATGACGAGTTATCATTTGGACCTTTTGGAATCAGCCGCAAAACTGCTAACACAATGTTGGAACGACGAGGAAATAAAACTGCTTCTCTATCCATTGTTGGCGATTTTAGAGAGGAAGCCCGGTTGGCGCTCCAGATATTCGAGGACAATATCTGCTATTTCCGCCGACTTGGGCATAACAAACGAGAAGCCTACTTCTGGGCCTACCCAAGATACAATGCCGGGAAAAACTGGCGCAGATTCCGCAAGCGGGGAGAAATCTTCCAAATGAGGGTGCGCTTCTTAGTAACACAATTCAGTAAGGAGTAACGATGACTGACATATCCCAGATGACCGATGCTGACCTCCGGCTGGCGATAGCAAAGAAGTTGGGAATGAAAGTGCATGTTTCCGTTAGTGGCAGATTTCGTTATTGGCTGGATATTTCAAAGGGCAAACAATGCGCTCCCAGAATACGCAACTGGCCCGGCGACAACAATGCGGCGCTAGGTCTGCTGGATGAGTTTGGCGATTGGGAGCTGGAGATTGAAAGGTGTGGCAGCAAGTACCAGGTAATTTTGCACGTCGAGGGCAAAGACCATATGAGCAGATGGTGTGAAACCCTTAGTCGTGCAATCAGCGAAGCCGCATACATGGCAATGAAGGAGTAACAATGTATGATCTAACAAAAACTTTGACGGAATTAGTGGAGCAATCGTTTGTAGATCATGGTGATATGGACGAGGATACCAAGGCCGCTATCAAGACCACCGCCGACCAGATTGAGGAGCGTATAAAAGACTTAGAAACTACGCTAAGAATGTGCAACGATGTATGTAAAATCACCCTTACCGAACTCCAGCAGGAGCGGGAGCGGGTGGAGAAGGCAATAGTTGAAATGAGGGCTTGCCAGAATGAATTTAGGGCGATAATAGAAGAACTGCCCCAGGCCCGTACTGTGTTGCAATACAGAATAGCATCCATAGAAAACGCCCTCAAAGAACTGGAGGCCGCTGATGACTGACAAGGGAATGATATTGGGATTTTGCGCTTGGGTGGGCTGGCTCCTAACTGTAGTATTTGCTGCAATGATCGGTAACTGGCTATATGGAGACTGGGGCATGATCGCCTGTATGACAGTTTGGGGATTCGGCTCAGGTATTAGAATTATCAGATTAAGAGGACCCCGATGACAGTTGAAGAGCAGATTGATGGCTGGGAGGGCGAGAGTTGCCAAAGATGTATGACGCCGTATGACTATGTTTGGCATGTGCCAAGCCATCTGTGGGAACAAGTAACCGGCTATAAAGATGGTGAAGGATTAAGATGTATTCCTTGTTTTATTGTTGAGGCCCAGGCAAAACATATTGATGTATGGTTTCTAGGGGAGGAAGGAAAGTATCCACAGCACTGGGAGCGGGTGGAGAAGACGAGAGCGGCATTAAAGGCTGCATTTGATTTGGTTACCGACTGCGTGCCCGACGATCTTATCGAGAAGCCTGATTATTTGCTTCAATTTGATGACGCCCTCAAAGAACTGAGGGACAAATAACATGGAATGGATCATCGGCATAGGGCTGGGGATCATTTTCTTGGCTCTTATCATCGGCAGGATCAGCCACAGGTCGGACGAGCGCATCAGGAAGATGCCTGAGTTCCTGGGGCCGGGCCGAGATGACCGCCCTGGATCATAGCGGGATAATCTACAAATTGGAGGAATAACAATGCGCCCACAAATAGGTACGATGATTTATTGGCGGTTTAAGAAGAATAATCCTGGTTCCTGGATTTTCGGCTATGTTACAGATGCAGGCTCAGGGCTGCTCAGGATGGGTTCTTGGAGTGGAGATTCAAATCATGGACCCGTCGTAGACCCGCTAGAAATAGAATGGAGGGAATACAAGAGATGACTTATTGGTACAAATTTCTATCTTGGCTCATTTGGAATGTTCCGCTTGGGCGACTTGCGCCGCACATAATGGCTCTCTATACGGGGGCAAAAGCAATTCGGGTTTATCGCTGTGTGTCATGCAATGAAGAAATCCCGCCCGGTGAAGAATATCATTGGACAAGCGGCACTCACTGTCAATCTTGTGCTGATGCAGCGAATTGATGGCACGATTTGAGACAAAATTTGACTCTGCTAAACAGGACTGGGAAACTCCAGGTGAGATATTCTTGCCACTTGACGGGGAGTTTTCTTTTACTCTTGACGTTTGCGCGCAATCTCATAATGCAAAGTGTGCTAATTATTTTACAGATGTTGACAATGGGTTGAATCAGGTCTGGTCTGGTGTTTGTTGGATGAATCCGCCATTTGGAGAACAGGGAAAGTGGGTAAAAAAAGCCTATGAAGAATCACTTAATGGAACAACAGTAGTTTGTCTCTTGCCCTCTAGGACAAATACAAATTGGTGGCATGATTACTGTGAGAAAGGAGAGGTGCGGTTCATTCGGGGTCGCCCTAAATTCAAGGGGGCAAAGTATGGACTGCCTCAGCCATTGGCAATTGTAATCTTCAGGCCGCCCTCTGCTGGGCTTGGATCGTAGCGGGCTAATCTACAACACAATGGAGGATTAAGATGATGAAAGGATGCAAAAGTGTATTGGGAAAATTCAACAAGAAGAATCTGCGTGCTAATTTCAGCTCCATTAAACATGGCGGCGGTATTGTTCGTAGTCATATTACTAACTGTACCATTCCAGAATTTTTCATACCAGAGGAACTTGTTAAAGAGTTAGACAGGTGTGGCTTTTTGGACGGGGGAGAAGGTGATCATGAGCGGAACTTAACGCCAGAAGCGATTGAGACATTTAAAAACATGGAGGAAGCATGAACTGGCACCTGTTTCTTGATGTGGTAGCGCGGATCGTAGCGGGGGAATCTTTAACACAATGGAGGAACGATGAAACATAGAATAATCATTATCGTGATAGGACTTTTCATGGCTATCATGTCTATCTTGCACCTTGTTGGTAAAACAGACCACCATACTACATATCTGGTGGGGGCATTGATTGTAATGGCCCTATTTCACGCTATAGAAGTTTTGAAGGACTCCCAATGAACTCGCCCCCCAAGAAACCCTGCCCCCTGTGCGACACCAAGGTGGTAATCCTGCCCAACGGCGATATGGAGCAACATAGTGGCTACATCGGCCAGATACATTGGGTCTTCTGTCCGGGTGCCGGGAAAACAGTCGCCCAAGCTGAGAGAATGCGGCGGCGAAACAGCAAAAAGGAGATAAAGTGAAGAAAAAACCAGCCGGAACCGTTGATGCGAAATGGACTTTTAGCCGTACTGCTACTAATGATCTCCCTAATGAACCAGAAGATTATGGTGTGGCCTTCTTTACTTTGCCTTTTTGTTATAGGCTGAGATTCGCCATAATCCCCCATCCTAATCGGGAGCCTACGCTTTCTATATATGAAGATCGATGGGATAATGAATCTAGGTGTTGGCGACAAGCCTATATGCCGTACAGTGTCTCGTTGTCTACAATGGAACGTATGATGGAACTGGTAGAAGAAGAGATAGCGAACAATAGTCCTTGACAACGGCTTTTCAACAAGATAAACTCTAGGGTAATGAGAGTAAACACTAACATATCGCATTACTCAAACCTGCCCCTCCCCAGGTGCATTACCTTCCTTGTGTTGGTGTTTGCTCTCAAGCCTGGGGGTGGGGCACTTTTGTGAGATAATGAATGACTGATAAACTTGTTCGTTACGAAGCGGCTCGTATTGCATTAAGGGAAGCCAAAGAGGTGGACGAGGCAAAAGACATCCACGATAAAGCCGATGCTGTTCGGGCTTACGCTCGGCAAGCTAAGGACACTGAAATGGTATCCTGGGCCAGCGAAATAAAACTCCGGGCTATGCGAAGGATGGGGGAATTGCTGGCAGAAACAGAGAGACAACAACCTGGTGAATATCAACGGTCGAGAGACACGACCGTTGCTCCAAGCCTTTCCGATCTTGGCATTTCCCGCGATACTTCCAGCCTATCCCAGAAAATAGCAGCCGTCCCGGAGAATGAATTTGAAGCCCACCTTAATGAATTGCGTGAGCAACACAAGGAAGTAACTGTTGCAGGGGTGGCTTCATTAGCTCGTAAATCAGAAATACATAAGCGTCACAATGAGATAGCCAGCGATGGTAAATTCCCAAAAGGTAAATATAGAGTTATCTACGCAGATCCCCCTTGGTTCTATGGCGATTCACGCAGGGGTCTAAAAAACTATTCTGGTGCTGAAGACCATTATCCAACGATGAAAATATATGAATTATGTGACCTGCCAGTAATCAACCTTGCACATAGCGATGCCGTTCTATTTATTTGGGTTACTTCACCGCTTCTCGCAGAGTCCTTTAAAGTTATAGAAGCGTGGGGTTTTGTCTACAAGGCGGCGTTTGTTTGGGATAAGATAAAACATAATTATGGCCATTACAATTCGGTGAGACATGAATTATTATTGGTCTGTACTCGCGGCAGCTGTATGCCAGATAACTCCAAATTATACGATAGTGTAGTAAGTATAGAAAAAACCAAGAAACACTCACAAAAGCCAGAAGAGTTCAGGTCTATTATAGATGAACTTTACCCCAATGGCCCCCGCATTGAGTTGTTCGCAAGGGGAGATTTACCCAACGAGTGGGAAGGTTGGGGGTATGAAAGCAAAGACTGAATATTATGTAGGGAAGATGAATGAAGGAGTCCGTTACCAAAACTACATTGCCGGTGTTATAAAAGAGGAATTGGGTTTTGATATTGGCCTTTACGAAAGTGAGTGGGAGCAATTACAATATGGAGAAAGTGAGGCGGGTTTTGAAATTAAGTATGATATGATATATAAAGATAGTGGGAATTTATGGATAGAAACCGCCGAAAAGACAGCTCCCTCAAATGCTGAATATGTACCTTCTGGGGTATTTAGAAATGATAATTCCTGGATATATGCTATTGGCAATTATGATATATTGTATATGTTCTCAAAAAAGGAGTTGAAAAGACTAGCCAAAATACGAGAGATAGAAGAAAATAACATGAAGACATCTAAGGGGTTTCTGCTTTCAAAAGAAGATGCTGAATATCATTCGGCTAAAATTATAAACATCAAAGATGAAGAAATCCCATTTTAGCCATGAATAATCTCCCCTGGTTCCCCCTTGATGCAAAGCAATGGCTGGTTGGTACTGCCGGGATGACCAAGGCAGAGAAGGGGGTTTTCATTGACTTGCTCTGTTATCAGTGGGAGAATGGGTCACTTAGTAGCATACCTAGTAGGTTACCTATCGAGTGTGCTAATGAATGGCCTGTCCTACAGTTGAAATTTACCGAATGCATTTCAGGCGAACTTGTCAATCCTAAACTATATGAGATAAGGCTTGAAAAGGAAGCTCTTCTCAATAAACAGGTTGAAGGTGGCAGAAAAGGGGCTAGGTTACGTTATGGGTCACCCACTAGGAAAGCCATAGGTATTCAGAGTAAGAGTAAGAGTAAGAGTAAGAAGTCAGAGCAAGAACCAGAAAAAAAGAAAGAAGAAAAGCCATTTACTGCTTATGAGCAGAAATTAGCAAACTTCTTTGACAGTATCCCTGAACAGCAGTTAGTAATATGGGAGCGGGCCTACCCCGGTATTGATATAGCGCAGTGCATCTTGGAGGCCAGAGCCTATGCTTTCAGCAATACTCAGAAGGGATATAAAAACCTTAACAAGTTCGTAAATGGTTGGTTATCAAGGGATAATAAGAAAGTAGCCAAAAATGACGATTTCTGGGATGATGTGAAAGATGGTTCAGGGGGACTTTATAAATGAGTTGCCAACTCTGCACCCAGGGTTTTGTGTTCGATCTGGTCTGGACCGGCAAGCATTGGAACGTGGAAGAGATCGGCAAGTGTACCTGTTATGGTGGCACGGCAGAGCCAAAGCCAGAGCTTGTTAGCCTGGCAAAGAGTTCCGGGCGGCACATAAACATAATCCTGCTGGAGACCCTAATCAAAAACCTGGAATGTCACCTTACTCTTGGCCGACAGCCAAGCGAAGGCGAGTTGAACAAGGTACTGGCGACGTATAAGCCAGAAGAGCCGGTTAACAGCCCCCAGGCACCCGCCACGCCCGCAAAAGCCGAAAGTGGCACCCAGGTATGCCCGGAGCCGGAAAGCGCCCCAGATTACGACTTCGGGGATGGCTGGGTGCCGGAACCAGGGGAAGAGTCGGTGCCGTTTTGAAACAACAAACGATATGGAGTTGGCACAGTGAGGGCAAGCCGGGGCATTCCTGCAAGGTTGGTGTTGTTCATAATAAGTCCAGAGGGAACCCGTTGGATGTCGTTCGTATTCGATTTACGGGGACAAATGGAATTTTTGACTGGGAAATGCGACTTGACGAGTCAATACATTTGGCTGCGGGTATAATGAAGGTTGTAGCGAAAGTAATTTGGGGCACCGGCAAGAATTATTTTGTTTTGAGAGATTATTTTGAATACATTAAGAAACTTAGCGGGTAGGTGCATGGGGGGCAATGAAACCAGGTCGTGCTTGACCAGAAATGGCAGGTTATTGTCTATCAACTAGCCGTTGCCCCCCACCTAGCCCTTTTAACCAAGGAGGCTGAGGATGGATAAAGACGGATACCCAGACGATAATGAGTTGAAAACCATTGAGGAATGGGATGTATTGAAATCCAATGTGAGCGGGCTACTTGACTTTATTGTAGATCGCTGGCGATGGGCTGATCGTCAAATAATACGTGATGAAAATAAAGTCGAGCTACACACTGGCGGTTGGTCGGGCAATGAGGAGATTCTTGGGGCATTAAGAGCTAATTTGATGTTCTGGACATTATGTTGGATGAAGTCTGAGAGAGGCGGACATTACTGGTTTGAGATTCCCCCAAGTATTCAAAACATTAAGGAGGCTGAAGATGCAACATTTTGAGTGTGGCTGTGGTTCACGAGACCACCTGATACGAGCAGAATGCTACGATGGAGAAGAGGGAGGGAATATAGTTTCTCTTTATTTTGTAACACGCATAGGCCCATGTAATTTTGTAAGTGCGTATAAAAGAGTCTGGGCTGGCATTAAGATCATGTTTGGATGCTTAGTAAAGATGGAAAACGATTGGAGCGTTCCCGAAAAAGATCCTCAATTGAGAGAATTGGGAGAGTTTATCCTGAGAAATTGCAAGGAGGCTGACGATGCGTGAGACAAGGGAAGTTGAAATTATATGGGCGCTGTGGATAGAGGCTGATGCCCTCGACAGCATTACGCCAGAACCGACAGACAAATTCCATGCTGCTATAAAAACATTTGGTCTGGCTTCAAGAGCACCTCTTTGCGGAATTGCCGACAATTGGAAGTATCGGACTTATGAAGAGGGAAGGAAAACCCCCCGGCTCAGGGATTTGTGTGAGAAATGTCGTAATATACTGGAGGCTAACGATGAATGAAACTTACATTAAACAATGCGACTGTAAGGAGATTCAAGGGCAGTGGGAACAGAAGAAAGGCGATAGGGCGCTTTGTGTAATGCAGAAGGATAACACATATATAGTCACCCTAGATGGCCCCTTGTGGAAGTGGGAAAAGAAAGATTACGTCTGGCTGCCCCGCCAAGAGGACTGGCAGAACATCCTATTCAGTCAGCACTACGCCCCGGCATTGCTTAAGTCAAAAAAGCATATCCGTGCCGCAATGATTATTATGCACCGGGAGATGGTGGACTACATGGAGGCGTGGAAGATTGACCAGCCCTGCGAAGCATGGTGCAGGCTGTTTATGAATCGCGCACACAACAAACAGTGGGCAAAGGAAGGATGGCAATGATGGATGACCGGAAGCAGGAAGCGATAGAGGTAATACATAGATATTCGCAGTTTTGGTATAATAAGGGGTTAGATGATGGTAGTGTACCGCCTCCTGTCAAAGACTATCCCAATACTGGGGACGCTAAAGCCCTCTACGACCGCATCGCCCCGCTGACGAGGGGGGAGTTCCCGGAGGCGAAAGTCCTCCAAATATTATTACGCTGTTATCATAAGCAAACTGACTCGCATTATGCTTTGGAGAAGCTCAAGCGCCTCTTTGAAGGCGACCATATTGTTGAGGACGACAAAAAGGTCTGCCAGATGTGCGGGGGGAGCGGGTGGCTAAGAGTTTGTAAATGTGGTAGCGCGAAGCTATCTAAGCACGGCGCTAAATGCCCCCAATGCAAAGGCGCCGAGGAAGCTCCAGACATGAAACCTGAATACGACTTCAGCAAGGGGAAGAGGGGAAGGGTTGTCCCTAGGCGCAGCGGGGAAGAACGGCGGAAGCAATCCTTTTTCGGCGTAGCATTCAAAGACGGGTGGGAGGAGTATAGTTGGAACAATGAGGTAGGTGTTTACACGCTTAACACCCGGCTTTTCAGTATTGACGGGAGTATTTGGCGCACAGAAAGCCGCAAAAAGGATAGGCGCAATTAATTAACCCGCCTGCTCTAGCGCACGATCAGGGGCTTAGGCGAGGTTATGTATGGCTTCAGCTTGCCATTGTTCTACTCTTTTGCTTATTGGGTTGTCCTGTCTGTTATTGCACGGGCAAGGGCATCACCGCTCCATTCTTCTGAGAAAACTTCGTAGGCTTCGGTTGTGCTTACCTTTGCGGGCTTGTGGGCGACAGCATAGCCTACAAGAGTCCACCGAGGATGCTTGCTTTTTATGAGCCTTCTGATTTTATTGTGAACACGCTCCTTCCCCCAATCGGCGTTGGTGTATTGGGGTAGGTCAAGACTCCCGTTCTGACTGGCGTTCTTTCGACTCACAGAGTAGTTTATCTTCATGTTAGCCCTTTTCTGGTTTGTCCACCCTCTTATAGACCCAATCTGCAACTAGCGTAACCACCACATACGACCTTGACAGGCGCAGCTCTGGCTTATTTGTCCGGGCGTTCTCTTTGTCTACCGCCCGCTGGAAATCCGCCCACAGCGCCTTGGGTATGGCTATATACGGCCTGACGGCATTGTGCTTGTGCAGGTAGTGGCTAGACCGGGACAGGGGCTTATCTTCTGGCATTAGGATTCCCTTCCGTGCTTGGCGATGGCGACTTCGGCAATATCCTGTATGTAATATTCTTCGCTGTCGGCAAAGATTTTTTTAAGCGCCTTCACCAGTTCCGCCTTGTCCCGACGGAGTTGCTCAGTACAGGTGGGGCAATCCCAAAGATGCAGAGGCAGACTGACGTGCCCGTGATGACACTTGGGCGTTTCATCGTAGCGTTTCAATCGCTTGATCTCGGCCTCTGGATCACTCATGTCCTTACAGGCATTCACGCAAGAGACTATCCGGCGGGCGTTGGCGTTGGCTTCGGCAACGTTCGGTTTACGTGCAGATGTCTGGATATAACAGATTGGCTTTGTATCGGGGTGTCCTAGTGGACCGGAGCGGACAAAGCCGTCTTGTGTTTCCCAAGGTCCAGGTGTGTGTTCCATAATTCCCTCACTTGTAGTTGGTTTTATATATATGCGCTTACCGTCGGTTGCTACTTCTTGATATTTGACCTTCATTGGTTAATCCCATTCAATATCGGCATTTACAGTGGCTTCGGCTTCCCCTTGCGCTATTACGCTGGCTTCGACAGCGGGACTGTTCTCATAGGTCTCCAAGTCCATTTCGTCATCATAGATACGCTGGAGGTCATCGTAATACTTTTGTGATAACCGTTGTATCTTTTTTACTAAGACTTTATTGATGGCCATGATTCCCTCATTAAGATAGCCCCTGGCCGGGATGTGAATACGACAGCTCGGTAACGAGCAGAGGTTCCCGGCCAGGGGTAATTGTTGAGTATGTGGCGTCGTATTCACTTTGTGCCAGCCGGGGAATCGAACCCCGGCGGAACCGTTCTGGCTAGGCGTAGGTTACGCTACCGTCTGCTTCCAAGGTCATTTTATCGGCAAATCCGTAAACTTCCCCGCCAAACTCAACAAACCACTCATAATCCTTTTGGTAAACCCTGTAACCAAGGCCGAACTGGTGCGATGTCTGGTTCATTCTGTTTTTAGTGGTTTGAGTGTGCCAGCCGTTAGAGTTCAGGACGATCTTGTCCTTATCGAACCGCACAACCGCTGTTGAGTGATACACTACTGATGTTACCCCGTCAATCGTGCTTATGGTGGTGGCATGTTTGCCTATTTGATTGAGTTGTGCCATTGTTCTATTCCCCTGTTGGTTAGTTGTCATATTCACGATCACACGTTACTACCGTCGGATACCGTCTGTCAAGTCTTTTTTTCAGCATTTCTTGATTAAACGCCCTTCCCCGTCGAGAAAATAATTTAAGAAATGTCTTGTATATCAGGAAACATCAATTTACCTTCCGCACCGTGAAAGACAGCCAAAAGCAACGCCAAGCACTCGTACTAGCCAACCCCGTTACTCTTGCTCCTATCACCCCATCTGAAGAGGATGTAATTAACATCCCTCCGGAAGGATGTAGTAAGGATGTATCTGTGGATGCTATTACTGGGATTGAACAAAGTGAGGTGCAAAGCAAAGAGAATGTACTTAAAAAGCTTATCCCCCTGAAACCCAAACTCCATTGGCCTAACTGGTCTTTGGATTACTTAAAAGCGGTGATTGCATGCCGTACCGACGGTGCAGCAGCCCGAAAGATAGGATTGTCTTACCAGACAGTATACGAGGCTCGATTGTCATCTGCTGACTTTGCAACAGCATGGGACGCTTGTCGTAACTATCGTAATTCCAAGATAGTTAATGACCTGGAGGACAAGAGTTTGGCAAGGGCCTTGGAGTGTGATCCCAAGGACCGGATGTCAGCATCCCTGAATATGTTCCACCTCAAGGCTAGGGACGACCGCTATAAGGACAAGGCAGCTGCCCTCATTGGTGGTATCACTATCAACCTTGGCTACGCCATCACCGACACTAAGCGCAAGGTTGGGCCGGTGATAGATGCGGATTTTGAGTAAGTGCAGATAAGAACCATTATGTATAGTCGAGACAGCGGGATCAGTAATATCAATGACTTACAGCAACATTGCAATAGGATTGACACATATTCACGCACAAAAGGTATATATTCTGCACAGAGGGGGGGGGGAGGGACCGCCCCTGGGGGTGGGTCGATATACGTATATACACCCATCATATACTCTTACTGTAAAGGGCTTTCCTAAATGAATGATACATATACACTTACGCCAACAGGCAACACGGGGATTGGGGTAACTAGTCCTGCGGCTAAATTACACATTGTGGGCAACAGATCCAGCTTTATTGGCACATACGAAATCACCTTTCGGTCTCGTATAGCGGAAGAGACCTGGGAAGAAATTTATGATATATGTGTTGATGGCGAGTTTAAAAAGACAATAACCCGCAAAGAGTTTTACCGCAATTTTCTATTGGTACCTGATCCTGAGAATCCTGATGACTGGCATAAATTGATTATTGGGAGCGATGGCAATGTGGGGATTGGGGCTTAAGTGTTATCCCCCCATCATATAGAACGACTATAAAGTGATTTTACAAAAGGAGTTATAATGGGTGCTAAGGATCAGAGTGGTTGGGTTTGTCCGAATTGCGGGAAGGTCTACAGCCCGAAGGTAGAAGAGTGCAAGGGCTGTAACGAGGGGGTTCAGAAGTCGATTCCTTGTGTCCCTCTCTCTCCATCGCCAGTAGCGCCCTGGCCTTGGCCGGAGCCTTGGCAGATTCGGACATTGACCTTATAAACAAATCGACAGGAGGCAGAATAATGGTACTTCCCAGTTTGAACGAGACGATTGAGGTTGTTAAGGCGTCGATAGAGGCTGCTGATCCGGCATTGACCCGTGAGGAGTTTGTTCAGTTGGGTCTATCGGAGAAGGCGAGTGCCAACCGGAAGACGTTGCTGAAGTATCTGCGGGAGAAGGTGAAGGAATTCCCGGAAGTAGAGGCCACCGAGGATGTGATAGATGCCCCCGGTGAGCCGCCCCCAGGTTACGTTTCGACCCCGGAGGTTGAAATGACGGAAGCGCCGGTTGAATCTAAGCCCCTGATGCAGAAGATTGATCCCCGGAAGTGCGAGTTCCCATTTCGGGCTTTGGACATAAACCGTTATCCGGTCTGTGTGATTCATAATTCTGGTATGTGTGCGCCCTGTTCCCACGAGCATGAAGAATCGGGTGAAATGCGTTGTCGGGTGGTATGTTTCGCCGAGAGCGACAAGCACCACAATATCAAGCAACCGACGGTTATAATGAAAGACCATGCGATAGTGGACAATCCGGCAACAGTGGAAATGGTAAGCGTAAGTGAGTTCGATGAGTAGGCCAAGACCCATTCAGAATCCAAAATGCAAACCATTGAAACCCCTGATGGGTCAGGCGGCAACTCGTGAAGTACAGCGGCAGAAAGACATTCTTAGGTCAGCCGGATTGGATTTGATAGAGAAGAAAATGAAAGCAAAAGAAGAACTCGCCCGAACACTCAACCCCAAGACAGGCCGGGCAAGATATACAAGATTTGAGATTCAAACCAATTATCCTTCAGGCCCAAAAGTTGATATTTTGCAGTGTGTCCAGATGATAGACTCATTGCCCTGGTGGAGACGGCTGGCGGCCTATTTGTGGGGAGACCGCGGCAAGATTGGCGGCATAGAATATCTCCTGGTGGGACAGACCAACGTCCTTTACCGTGCCCAGGAGTGGATTGACGGCAGGAAGGGGAAGTCCTTCCTGAAAATAGTTGACACCCCGAAGATTATCAGCGATGGCACGGCGAATGAGGTAGATTGATGGATAACTTTGATTGGTTGACAGATGCCCTGGAGGAAGAGTTCCCTAATGCAGAATTGAAATGGGCGCTTTTCGATCTTAATAATAGATGTGGGGTTGCTCTTTCTGTAATTAAGAATGGGGAGAGATATAGAAACGCATTTCGATTTGATTTGTATGACGAATCGGGTGATCTTGTTGACCTTGATGAGCCTGATAACAGAGAAGAGGTTCTGTCGAGGGGGATATTCTTTTTCAGAGAATGGCTAGACAAGGAAGTCTATGCCTAACATCCTTATCCCCCGCCAGCACCAGTCGGCACCCTCAAGTAGGATGCCCAAGGGATACGCCTGGAAGGTACGGCACGGCGTCAAACCCCACACAACCGAGGGAGGGGTTGTTGTCCCGTCAATGGTGACTCACGGGTATTATGTCCAGGGATCGAGGGGTGGATATACCCTTTGTGCGATTTTTTCAATTTCCCCCTGGAAGGGTGAGGGGCAGGCAGAGTTTGAAGACCGGATGCAAAAGGCCACTTATGGGATTTGCCACGACATCGACGTAGTGTTGGATGGTGGTGACGCCAGGGGTAAAGTGAACTTGATGCTGGAGAATCTTGCGGATAAGGCGTCAGACAAATACGATATAGACCCGGCGTTACTGAAGCGGCACTTCCAGCATCAGGACTTACAGGAGCGGGACTGATGACGATTGGGCGCTTTAAGATGCACTTTGTCCCTGAAGCATCTTTCCGTATGCCCGCTAAGGGTTTTTCATTTGGGTCTGGTCTTGTTGGTTATTGGTTTATAATTGGGCCTTTCACATTCTGGTGGAGGTGCTGGAAGTGACTGCTGGCCGATTACTGGAATGGATAGGTGAATTGCTACGCAAAGGGTTGCGCTGCGTTGTCCACATTTCCATCGGCGGTGGCCGGATAAACAAAATTGAGATGACCGAGGAAGTTGACCTGAAATGATACGAGACGGGTATACAAGACTTTGTTCTGAGATGATTCTTGCTGCCGTGCTTGATTTAGCAAATGAGAAAATACTACTCTTATCTCCAGGGGGGCCAAGCCAAATAGCATCCGCGAACAACTGGCTTTTTAGGGAGGGATGGGGGGCGATTAGTCTTAATACTTGCTGTGCCTTATTAGAAATGTCAATAGGGACAATCCGTCGTTGGGCAAGGCAATGTCGCGCTAAGGGGATTTTAGAACCATTGACCAAGGAGGTTGATCTGAAGTGACAGATATTCCGATCAGCCCAATTACTATAGATGGCAAGCATTACTACGTGTTGGTTACAAGCGCTGCTTTTACCGCTTGGTTAAATAGGTGCTGGTATAAACCATGGACGTGGTTTCGCAAACAAGGAGATGATTTGAAGTGACAGATGCCTCTTTTACAACTTCAGGGTTTGCTGTTGGCGACAGTATTAAGATTACTTGTGGGCTCACAGCATCCGAGGATCTGATTGAACGATGCAGGCGGCGATTCTGGTATAAACCCTGGACATGGTTCAGGCAGAACTACGCGTTCTGTAAAATCACAAGGATAAACGGCCACGCTATTGATGTGGAGAATTAATTTGAAGTAATTACTGACTGACATAAGGCATTGTCGTCAGGTACATGCCCCGCTAGCAGCATATTGGAGCTGCGGTGGGGCTTTTTCATTATGGGAACAGAAGCATACATAGGATTCAGAACTGAGGAGGGAAACCCGTCCAGGCCGCTTCCGAAGCAGAAGAAGCTGTTGGACTTTTTTACCCGGAAAAATGAGACTCTGGCCGATGGCAGTTTTGGCTGGGGAAAGACTGACGCCCTCGTTTATGCCTGTGCTCATGATTCAATCAGATTCCCTGGCAATCTTTCGTTGCTGGGGCGGAAATACATCGACTCGTTCAATAAATCAACCCTTGTCTCCTTGCTGGATATGATTCCGCCAGAGATAATCAAACGTCATAATAAACAAGAACATGAGATAGAATTGCTAAACAAGTCTAAAATTGTTTATATGCAGTTGGACTCTTCAAGAGAGGCGATTCAGAAGGTCAACTCGATGAACCTGGGCTTTTTTGGCGTTGACCAGTTGGAAGAGATTGACGAAGAGGTCTGGATAGCCGGTAATGCCAGGTTGCGGCGCAAACGATCCCGAAGACATAGCTTAGCCACCTGCAACCCCGATGGACACAGTTGGGTTTGGAACAGATTCATTCGCCATTCGGGGAGAAACGGCACTGGACATGTGTCGGGGGTAGTCTGGAAAGAAGGAGTCCCCCCGCCTGCCTGCCAGGAAGACGTTACCTTCGACGTTTGTGATAATCCACACCTGCCTTGGGACTATATACGCAGCTTATTGACCAATATGCCCGACAGATGGGTGCAACGGTTTGTCTATGGGTCGTGGGAGAACTTTGAAGGTCTGGTCTGGCCGGACGCCCGGCAACAACCCTTTAATGCCAAGCACCCGGAACAGGGTGGACACGTAGTCAAGCCCTTCAAAATCTCGAAGCATTGGGATAGATACGTTATTCTGGATCATGGGCATCGAAACCCGACTGCGATATTGTTTGTGGCGGTGGATTTTGACGGGAACTGGTATCTCTATGACTGTCACAGCGAAGCAGGTCGATGGGTTGATTATCACTCCTCAGTGCTTGAGGCAAAGGTACACGGGCAGGACATAACGGCTTTCCTGGCCGATCCCGACATATTCCGTGAGCGGGAGAGTGAATATACTATAGCCCGGCAGTATGAAGATTTCGGATTCTATTTTGAACCCGCCAATAATGATCTGGGCGGAGGGATTGATAATGTGGCTAGGGCATGGCAAGAGCGGCGCATAAGGGTGTTCGATTTGCCGCAGTTTGAGGGTTTCTGGGATGAAGTGTTGAATTACCGCTGGGATGAGATGCGGGTTCAGGGTATACGGAACGATCCTGAGCGGCCGAAAAAGGTGAAGGATCATTACTGTGATGATCTCAGATATATGGCGAATCACCTGCACGCTTCGGAGAAGCCGAAGAGACCTGTCCGGGAGCGGTATTGGATCAATCGGAATCGCGGACTTAACAAACAAGCATTTATGGGTTATTGATGGCTGACGAACAGACAGAACTGAAAGACGCCAGAGAAGTCGATAAGTACCTCTATGAGGGCAATAAAGACCTCAAAGAGAAGATTCAGAACTGCTATTTGTATACTACGCATGGGCAATGGGATGGCGACAACAGGGATAGTCGAGACAAGTTGATCTCTGAAAAGCGTCCGGTTCTGGAAATCGACCTTATTTCTCCCAAGCAGAACACCCTTGTTGGGATTGAGCACGACTTCAGAAGTGGATTTGAGGCATTGCCATTTGAGGGCGGCGATAAGGAACAAGCGGCCATAGCAACCTTTGTTTTGAAGCATTTAGACCGCAATAAGCGTATGAGCCGGATGTTCTCCAGAACCTTCAAGGATATAGTTACCTGTGGGATGTGTGCGACTGACAATCATATCCGTCAGGGCGACGATTATATGGCGGAAGTAGACCCCAGGAGGGAATCGCCATTCAGGGTTGAGATTGATCCCCAGGGTCTTGAGCCGGATCAGAGTGATTGGGTCTATATGAAGCGCAACCGCTGGATGACTAACGATCAGATCAAGAGTATCTGGCCGGGGGCGGATATAGCGGAATTGAGCCCCGACATGAGCACTGAGGAGATAATCAAGGCCATTGTAGGCGATGATCTGGATTACTTCGAGGGTAGTGGGATCAGCTATACCCAATACATTGACCCAATGAGGGCTAAACGCCGGGTGGCCGAGATATACGAGCGGAAGTTTTTGACAAAGGATTTCATTTTTCAGTACGATACTGGGCAGGTATTCACTCTTGACCAATTTATGAAAAACCCCACGACGGCCAGTATGATCAATTATGCCAGAGTGAGGAATCAGACCAATTATCAGCCCGAAACAGAGAAAGAGCTGGTTGAAATACTGAAGGGTTCTGACGTCAACGGCCATGCTATTATCAAACGGCAGGCGAAAGAGATACACATGGCTATCTTTACTGCCGGGGCAATGCTGGAAAAACAAGAGAAATTGCCTTATGACCACAACGACTTCCCGATAATCATGGGATTTGGCTATCTGGGTGAGCGAAATGACGGAAAACTCAGGTCTAGTGGCATTGTCGAGGGGCTGATGGGGTTGCAGGATGAAAAGAACAAGCGCCGGAGTCAGGGATTAGATATTCTCAACCGGGCACCGAAAGCGGCTGGATTCTTCCAACTAAACAAGGGCGTTACCAAAGAAGACCTTGAGGCGATGCAGATTTCCGGCGAATGGATAGGGCATAGAGGGAAATGGGAAGATGTCATTCACGAAAGGGACCAGAAGTTCCTGCCTATTTTAACCAATATTGCCGCAATGGAGCAACAGGCTGAAATCGACGCTACGAATATTGGTGGTGTGAACCTTCCCATGCAAGGAGTGGCTTCAGGCTCCAAGGAAAGCGGTATTGCCGCCCAGACCCGCATCAGGCATGGAATGATGGGCGTAACAGAACTTTTAGACAACCTGGATATGCTGAAGATAAGAACACTGACACAGTGTTTCGGATATGTCCAGCAATATTACCCGCCGTCCAAGATAAGGCGGATTATAGGCAATCAAGATTTGGAAGTGAGCAAACAGGCAATCGCTCAATTCCTGAATAATTACCGCTTCGTCAAGTATGATTGCGGTATTAATGAGGAAAGCAGCCCGACTGCGAGAAGATGGCAATTGGCTAATACAATGGCCATGTTACAGTACGGGATACCTCCTGCCCTCATTATAGAGGACCTCATAAGACTGTCGGATTCACCCAATGCGGATAAAATCCTTCAGGAGGTCAAAACCCAAAAATCCATGATGTTACAATCGGGCACCTCACAGCTTGAGCCTGGTGGAGGCCAGGACACCCCAGCATGAGCCGAGACATAGGAGAACGGAAATGACAGCACCAATAGAAACACCAGCAGAAACAGTACCAGTAGTGGCTGAAACTCAGTCACATTGGGAGAAATTCACGCCTGAAATGCGGGAAGCAGCACTAAGGGGCGATGACCTGGTGGAAACACTACCGGAACCTCCGAAGGAAACTCCTCCAGTAGAGGAACCTCCAGAGAAACCTCCGGCGGAACCACCGGCAAAGGCTGAAGAACCACCGGAAACCCCTCCAGTGGAGGAGCCGGTGAAGCCTGTAGAAGAACCCCCGTCAGAACCCCCGAAGGAAGAGCCGCCTAAGCACCTTTATGCGGGCCAGTATGAGAGCGTCGAAGAGATGGAAAAGGCACTCCAAGAAAAACAGGGTACGATTGACCGGCAGGGTGGAGAGTTGGGGGAATTGCGTAAGCAGACCCAACCGAAACCCAAACCGGAACCTGAAGACCTGGAGCCTGCTTACGATCCCTTTGACGAAGCCTCTCATAAGGCTCATAGCGAATGGATTCTTAGAGAGATTGACCGGAGAAATAGTGCATCCGAGCAACGGATTGCCAAAGGTCTTGGTCAATACGAAAGAGCTCAACCTGTCAGGGAGATGATAAAGCAGTTTACTGACGATCATAAGGATATTTCTCCTGAGAAGCGCCTGACTATTGGCCAACATGCCGATAATATGGCCCGTGCTGCTGGTAAACCAGTTTCGCTGGAAGAGGCTTATGCCGATCTATTCGGTGCAATAACTGAAACGCCCTCCGAGCCGGAGGAAACCCCGAAGGGTAAGGAAACGGCGGAAGCTATTAAGGCGGCCTCAGCGTTGCCTAAGACAGTTTCCGATGTTCCCACTTCTCCACCAGCAGAAGTTGACACCACAGGAGGTGAGGCTGAAACCCAAGCCCAGTGGAATGCCAAAACTGATGCTGAACGGGAAAGGAAGTTGCGGGAAATTCCCGACGCCCCGAAGGAGTGATTCTTACGGCTGGAGATTTTGAGGAGTTTAAGCAATGGCTATTATAGCCTTTAATTACGGTAAGCGGCCCCTCGGACATGGTGAAGGCGGCGGAGTAGGCAATGCGTTCCAGACCCTTATGTGTCGTGTTGACTACCGGGATGTACTATCGTACTCGACGGGTACGTTCTGCATTCTCGACATACCCGCTGGAACCGCCATTACGAGGAGCTATTTTATCGTAGAAACAACTTGGACTTCCGGCGGTTCCGCTACCATGCAGATTCAGGAGAGCACAGGCTCTAATGTCGTTATGATTTCTGCAACTGATGGTGCGGTATCAAACATGGCGGAAGGTGTGGTACTTGCCGCACCCACTGGAGATGGATCAGATGTTCTCTCCAATGTACTTACTCATGCCGATAATTTCCACACAGCAGCCCGGACTGTTGATTTCATCACTGGAGTCGCAGACTGGACAGCAGGGGTTGGAGTATTGGTGGTTGAGTACGTCGTCATACCACAATAAGGAGACTGAGAAATGGCAGACACATCATTTACTGCGAATCTCCTGGTCTCCAGGTGGGGCCGGGAACTTTACCGTGAGGCTGAGAAGGAAATCTACTTCAAACGCTTTATGGGTAAAGGACCGAACAATATCATTGAGGAAAAAAACGAACTCAGTGGTAAAGAAGGTGATGATGTCACCTTCGGACTGATTATGAGGATGACTGGTAGCGGAGTCACCGGAGACGGAACCCTTGAGGGCAACGAGGAAGGTCTTGTCACGTACGATATGAACGTGACTATTGACCAGGTACGTAATGCTGCCCGTTCCAAGGGTCGGCTCCATGACAGAAGCCACCTGTACGACTTCAGAACAAACGCCCGGACGCTACTCGCAATCTGGCTGGCGGAGTATATAGATGAGGATATATTCGATACCCTCACTGCATCTCCGACCAGAACACTGGGAGAAGATGCCGCTGGCACTTATCGCTTTTCAACGGGTTACAAGACAAGCCTGGCGACTGGCGATGTAGTGACCACCAAGGGTATTGACATTCTGTGGAAGCTCGCTGTAGAGCCTTATAACGCGGCAGAAGTGAAGATTAGGTCCATCAAAGTTGATGGGGATAATCATTACGTTCTGATTCTGAGTGAAGAGGCGCTATATGACCTGAAACAGGATTCAACCTGGGCGCAAGGACACCGTGAAGCTCGCGAGAGAGGAAAGGACAATCCCATCTTCAAGGGTGCGGACTTCCTCTGGAGCGGCATAGTAGTCCACAGCCATGAGAACATTACCACGTTTGACGATGGTGGTAGTGCTTCGGTTCATGGTTCGGAAAACCTGTTCCTCGGAGCACAGGCGGGTTGCTATGCGAAAGCAGACGAACCCATCTGGGCCGAGAAGGACTTTGATTACAGCAACAAGCATGGTGTGGCCGCAGGGACGATCTACGGCTTTAAAAAGACTTTGTTTAACAGCGAAGACTTTGCTGTCATAGATTACTGCACCAGCAACACCGACTTGACTGCGTAGTCTTAAACCGTGTGATCCGGGGTGTCTTTCGGGGTGCCCCGGACACCACAAAGGAGATAAAAATGGCGAAAATAAGAGCGTCCGGGTTTAATCAGGGTGATTTGTATGATTACCTGAATAATCTCAGGACTCGACCATTGGGCAATCCTACGCTTGCAAAAAACTCCTCTCATTTCGATATTGATAATAGTACGGCGTATGATTTTGTAATTGCCGGAGTGCTTTACACCGATGCGGTCAATGGTGTTTGCGATACCGGTACGGCGCAACACATGACTTCAGGTTTGTTTAACGTGGTTTTGATCTCAGTGGCTACCACTGGTGCCCTAACGGGTACTTGGCCGTCAGGGACAACTGGTTATGTGAGTGAAGCTGAGGCCATAGCTCACTTGCCTGCTATACCATCAGGAGAGTGTGCAATAGGATATGTAACCATTCAGGCTGGCGCTGCAACATGGACGGCTGGAACTGATGCCCTTTATGGTGGGACTGGTGGAACCGTAGCAGCGGCCACCACTTACTACAACCTGATGGGTGTAAACAACCTTGATTTAATCTAAGGAGAATATCATGATCTCTGGGAAAATGACAGGCACCGGGATGGGTTGGCGAGAGCTGTATAAATATCTGGTTAATCTCAAGACTGCCCCACTTGAAAATCCGACTCTTGCAATAAAAGCAGATCATTCGGCCATTCGTAATAGTACGGAGTGTTTTTACACAATTGATGGGACTATCTACACACTGGCTGATGAAACGGACGTAGATCATGGGACGGGGCAGAAATGTGTAGCCGCTTACTGGAATGTTATGGTGGTTTCGGCGGATACTTCTTTGGCCTTGGATGGTACTTGGGGTGCTGGCACAACTGGATGGGCAAGTGAGGCAGAAGCTATAGCCCATATGCCTGCTATCCCGGCGAACCAGTGTGCGATTGGTTATGTTACTGTTCAAGCTCATGCTACTAACGAATGGATAGCAGGCACTGATGAATATACTGGTGGTGGTACTGGTGATATAGCAACGACCACTACTTGTTACAATATATTGGATTTAAATAATCGGGATTTGATCTAAGGAGGTCTGATGGCAACCTTGGTTACTCTTGGGGATCGAGTCCGCAGGCGGTTGGGCCTGGGCCTGGGCTCGCATACCGTAACGATTACCTACGCTTCGGTGGCTGACGGCGATACAGTAACGGTACATGGGATTATTCTGACCTGTATAACCGGATCGGCAGCGGTTGAGCTGGCGCAGTTCAAGAAAGAGACTGACGCTACCGCTACCGGGGATAACCTGGAAGACCTGATAGATGCCATATTCGATAGCACTACAGGGGTTTCGTCTTCCTCCAGTGCGGGTGTAGTTACCATCACCGGGTCAAGATCGGTCACTACTGACAATGCGACGGGCTTTGCCATATCCTCTTCCACCTATCAGGACGAACCACCCTATACATCTGACATCGACCAGTTCCTACTGGATGGGCAGTTGGACATAGCGGATAAGTGTGTTGACAAAGCTTTGATGGCGGGGGATACGGGGTTAGCGGAAAAATTCAATCTCACCGGAGATGGTTCCGCTACCGAACTGACCTTGCCGACTAATTTCCTGCGGGCGACAGAGGTCAGGGCAGAGATAGGTAGCGATAGCGCCCTTTACCGCCTGAAACGGATGTCTTTGGCGGAATTGTTCACAATCCGTGAGGGGAAACATTCGGACTACAAAGTGGACAGTGCTGACGGGGCTACCAAGTATTACGCCATTGCAGACGATCAGGTGTATTTCTCCGCAGCCCCGGTGAGTGGTGCGGCGATGGCGATTATCTACGGTATTAAAACACCACAGACAAATAAGGCAGGAACGAATGTCTGGACACTCACAGTATCGGATTACAGCAATATTGCTGCTGCCGCAACGGTTACAATTGATGGGATTGTTCTTACACACAAGGCGTCGGCCACTACTGAGTTTGCTGATTTCAAGGCTGAGACCAGTAATAATGAAACCGCCGCAAATATAGAAGACCTTTTCGACAATGTATTCGACACGGCATCTGGTGTTAGTATCAGTGTGTCAGCTGCTATAGCTACCATAACTGGTGCCGAAACAGTTACCAGCAGTGATTCAACCAGACTGACAGTTGCCGAAAGTACGGCGGCTTCGTGTGATCTTCCAGATCACTTGGAACCGTTGTTAGTAGACTATGCGGTAATGAGGGTTTACGAGCAGATGCAGCGGTATGACATGGCCGTTGCTCTGATGCAGTTCTATACGCAAAGTATTATGGTGATAAATCAACAATATGGGAGGAGACGATAATGGCTTTAAGTGACATTTCCAGAAAAGAAGCCCGAAGCGATGTGCAATCCAGGGTTGGGATAAAACCAAATGATGAGATTATCGACGAGGAGATCAACCGCTGGCTTAACATGGAGCAGTTCAACTTCTTCAACCGGATGGGGATTCTGGTCAATAAGTGGTACGGGAAGAGCGAGACTGTATCGGTTACTGCTACTGCCGGTGCGGTTACTGCCATTTCTCTGGCAAGCAACTATGCTGCTACGAAGATTGCCCAGATAACGAAGTTTATCCTGGAAGACGCCTCAACGGTCTGGAAGCCTAAAGAGTTTGACAGGCTGGAACACATGCTTGGGGAAACAACCTACGACAATGAATATGCCTACGCTATCTACGGGGAGAAACTATACGTCTTCGTCGGGGTATCGGCAACTGCCCTGACTACTGACAGTTCCGTACTCTACTTCATTCGCAAGCCGGACGAGATGGCGGGGGATACCAATGTCTTCACAGTGACTTTTGCCTCCGCTACCACAGACGATTACATTGATGTGGATGGCATCCGGTTCGTTATCAAGGCTGCTGTGGCCGAAGATTATGCCTATTTTGTCGCAGCGAGCAATGATGCTGGTGCGGCCAATCTCGAAGACATAATTGACAATGTATTCCAGACGGTTACGGGCGTGAGTTCGTCTTCTTCTAGTGCTGTAGTGACCATTACCGGCGCTAAGACGGTAACGAGTAACAATTCCACCAGACTCGCTGTAGCGACCTCTACGGCTTCAATGGTAGATGTACCCACTGAATACGTCGATCTTATCATCATGGGTGCCCAGGCGAAGGCTATGGGGAAACTGAAGATGACCCAAGAGCGGAATGCGATTGAGCAAGACCTTGCACGGCGATACGCTGAGATCGCCCAGTCTTACGGCCAGGAGATTCAACTGGCCCAGATTGAGAAAGCGGCAGGCATACAATCACCACAGAGGAAAGAATGAGCAGGAAAAACCTCAGAGAATTAAGGGGCGATACCCGCAGTATGCTGGGGCCGGATACTCAGCACATACCGGACAGCGTTCTGGACGTTGAGTTAAACAAGGCCCAGAGAACTTTGAATGCCCGGTTTGAGATAGTCGAATCATCGTGGTATGCAACCAGTGTAGCAGATCAATGTTTGTATAAACTGCCACTGGCATTGCTGAGACTTGGGCGGGTTTACTTTGATGACACTCTCATACACTATACCCAAAGAAAGAGTCTTACAGGAGTTGAGAGTGACTTAGAAGACATACAAACACCAACATGGACGGAGGAAACGTAAAATGACAAGATCAACAGGATTAACTCGCTGGAGTTATGACAAGATGATGAGGGCGCAATATCTGGCCGAAGGCTTTGATGAGGTTGACCCTACGGAGCAGTTGAACGAAGGCACGGAATTAGGTGATACCTATTGGACACCTACTAACGACCTGCATACATCAGATTGTGACACCGAATTGACAGTAACAGATGGGCATGATGCTGATTTGGCGGCGTTTTTTTCTAACACTACACCCTTTGGTCAATTGTTTGAGTCTGGTGGTTCTGAGACTAATCTCATTACCGACGTACACAACCAGGACTTTTCGGGTACAAATGAATGGGTAAACGATGGTGGACTGAAGTCTTTCTCGACGGCTGCGGGATACTTGAATATTCTCCATGACTCTATTGGGCAATACTGTTCTCTGCCGGTTGCTAATGCACCCATGACAGCAGGTGTGACATATAGGGTCACGTTCTGGTGTAATAACTCGTTGACTAATAGAGGTTGGTATCAGCTTATGGATTATGCCCGGGCACAAAACTTCGGCAATTTTCAAGGCAGTGACGGAGATCAATTAATAGATTTCACTGTCCAAGCAGGAGTGACGGGTGGGTTATGCCTTTACGGGACGGTTTACAATAACCAGTTGCCCCAAGTGGATAACTTCAGCCTTACACTGCTTGGTGTCGCCCCCACTGTAGGCCAGGTATTCAAGGTTAATGGAACTGGAGATACGACAGATAACGCCTTGGCAATCGCCAAGGGTAGTGCAGTAGTAGCCAATGACCTGTTTACCGTCAGTAATGCTACTGGTGGCTCAGAAGCGGTTATCTATGTTGGCAACTCAGTAGGAAGTTATGCCTGGTCAGCTAATCAAACATCAACACTGACTCAAACAGCAGCGAATAGACCTACTTCAGGCATAAACGCCAAGGGGAAGGATTCAAAAGAATATAAACTAGACTATACGGTTGCTATAAAGCAGGCTATTGCACCAGCCGGTGCTCTTGATATAACCATAGAAACGTTTGCCGGGACATCGACCTCGTTGACGTTAACTGCGGGTAATAATTCAACTTACTTCCAGGCGGCTTCCGATGCTAGTACGGCTGATTTTGTACTTCAAGCCATATCAACCGCTGCAACGGCGGGGATGTTGGCGATAAGCAATATTGCCCTTTCAAGGTGTTGCGATGCTGCCTCTAATCCCGATACGGATGAATGGGTAATGATTCGTCCGATAGGAGGGGATGCCACAGTTTCGGCAACGGCAATAGTCGGTGATAACCTTACCAGTGTAACACTTACGGAATTGGCTGGCGACCCCAATATCAGGGGGAGATGGTCGAGAATAGTTCCTACATCAGGAAAAATTGCAGCATATAGACTTTAAATAAGGAGGAATGATATGGCTCTCGAAGCCGGATTTGGAATTGAACTGACGGCGCTCACCTGTCCAAGTAGCATCTGGACGCCCCTGTATACCTATTATAATCATGGACTTGAGCCACCCCACGGAGGGGTTAAAAGCGGAGAGACCACCACCGATCATGAAATGACGGTCGGTTGGTTTGACAGGATAACGGGGTGGACTGAATACTGGATTGGAATTATCGCCCATGCGACAGGGAATCACACCCACCACGATCCCGATCTTCCGCTTGAGTACAAACTGAGTATTGACGGTAATGGCGCAGGCGACGTTGTTCTTGACATTACGATGGAAACCCTCGATGCCCAGGTTGTCTGGAGCAAGGCTACTGGTTTGATAATCTTCAAGGCTCGTGAGGCTTTTGATCTGTCCTGGGCGGGATTCCTGTTCTACATGAAAGCGTTGGAGGACTTTTCGTCAAAGATTAAAGAACAGTAAAGAGGGATAAATGCCACATCCTAAGAAGAAACGGAAAAAGCGGGCAGGGGAGCATCAGCAGATGCCATCCCTTAGTGACGTTGATAAAGCATATTTAGCTGGCTTAATAGATGGGGAAGGGTGTATTGGTATCTACTCCAAGAAGCCAACTGGAACAAGAACTGTACCGTACCATCAGCTAATGATGTCTGTATCAATGATGGATGAAGGGCCAGTTGAATTTATGGCCTGTCTTACGGCGTCGTATCATTCTCTAAAGATGCATCGCCTTACTCGAACTGGCACTTGTTATGATGTTCGGTTATATGGGAAGCGAGCGGCAAACTTTCTCAAGCAAATCTTACCCTATATGAAAGGGAAACGTGATCAAGCAGAGATGGCGATAAGATTTTATGATGAATGCTATTTCTCTAATACTAATGTTCGACCCGATGATGAAGAGATAGCTCGACGTCAATGGTTTGAATGGCAATTAAAGGAGATGAAACATGGCCAGCAAGAAGCTTACGAAGCGTAAAGCTCGAAAAATACTGCGACACGGCACGGTTCATGGTAAACCGCTGACTGCAAAGCAAAAGCGGTTCATGGGGGCCAGGGCCGGGGGAGCGCCTGTTAGGCAGAAGGGGCGCAGGAAGACCACAAGCAGGTCTAGGAAGCGCCGGTAATGTCCAGATACTCACTTGTCCAGGGTTCGCTCTGTATTGAACCTGAGAGCGGTAGCACCTACGAAATACGGGTAATGGGGGTCAAGAAGCCTGTGCTCCTATCAGAAGTAACCTATACGTCGGAAGTGTCGAACATAGCATTTGTCCACAGTGACACCGATGACGACTATATCACTGATGGTAATAATAAATTCGTTACCAGTCCGAATATCTTCAAGGCAGGTGATATGGTTAGGGTCAGTAATTCTCTTACCAACGATGGGGAATATCTGGCGAAAACGGTGGTGCTTGGAAGGATTACACTACATAACAAGGAAGTCTTGACTAGCGAGGGGATCAGCGCAAACCAGATTACCTTTACGACCGTTACGCCTTTTGAAGAAGACTACCAGGATGCTATCTCTTCCCTCGCAGCGTCAAGGATTGCGGATAAGTTCGCACTGGGCGGTGGTGATAGGATTGCCAGGGCATTCAACAGTGACCTTGCCGACTTGATAGCGGAGAACGAGTTCCAGGAAGGCAACTTCCGGGCGGAGTACGGGGATTTATAAAATGCAGTGGTCTTCTCGTGTAGACCCCGAAACTAATCAACTTGTTGTAGGATTCAGGACTGTAATCGCTACGGTTGTAGCACTTCTGATAATTACATTTGGTGAAGATATTAGAAGACTGGTCATAGATGCAGAGACATCTGGTGTAATGGACGCCAATACACGCCAGGACATTGAAATAATTGCTACGACTGTTAAGGAGCATGGGGGCCAAATATCCTCTTTTAGCGACAGAATATTAAAACTGGAGTTTGCCAACGGGGAGAAATCAAAACTACAGAAGCAAATAACTATGAATACTAACCTTATCCGCAAAATGCAAAATTCACAGATCAGGATGGTGGAGAAAATTAATAGCATTAATTCTAATGCAAGAAAAGTAGAATCACGTGTTAGAGTAATGGAAAGGCATAATCAATAATGGCGATAATCCTCGACAGATTTGACGGCGGCGAAGTTGATTTCCTGAGTGCCAGAGATTTGGGGGAGAATCAGTTCCAGGTATTCAAAAATGTGAGGGCGGATCACATTACAAAATCCGTTAAATCCCTTGCCAATGTATCTAAGGTGGGAGGCATTGATGACTCTTATGCTATGCCAGGTCAAGGGATTATTGAATATCGGGCTGAATGGGACAATTCCACTACTCCAAGACAAGTTTCAACTTTGTATAAAGTACTGGCAAGGATAGTTAAATCAGCTGGCGCATGGGAAATAAATATTCACAGATTCAATACAAAAGAACAATCTGGCGATGCTGATACTGAATTTATTGACGAAACGACAGCCAAGGGAGGATGGGAAAGAGCCACAAGCAATCGGCTTGTCCAGGGGTCAAGCAATATAACTTTTACTGCGTCTACAGACAGGATAAGCGGTCATGCGAACCTAGCGAATTACGAAGTCGGCGAAATCATAAGAGTATTCAATACAACCGATAATAATGGTTATTACACAGTAAAGACTAAAGAACCAGCGGCTAATTCAGTAGATGTCCAAGAGGCTCTTACTGATGAAGCCAGTGTTTCTGCATATTTATATCCATTGCCTGATATTTCAATGTTTGCTATTCGGGGTGATTTGAGGGTCTCCAATGGCAATTTCTACGATGACCATGCTTCTCAATGGTATGGTCATATCAAGCGGGATTTCTGGGGAGAAGTTGTAGGGGTTGCTGAGAATCTGAATGAAACGGATTTCGCCACTCACGCTGATTGGGATGTAACGGGAGTTGCAGACGATAGTGGCGGGAACTGCGCATTTGTATTCGCTGGGGGAACCCTTAATGGCACTCTGATACAAACCGCTGCAAACAGAGCCATAACAGCAGAAAACAGTGTCGGTTATTCATTCACATATACCATAGCGGTAACGACTGCTCCAGACGGTGATTTTACACTTGTTCTTAGTGCATTATCTTCGGCTTCTGTTAGTTTGCCGATAACTGCGGGGACTCATACGGTTTACTTTACATCTGCTGCTGCCGCTTCAACGGCGGCTTTTACCATAACCGCTGCTGAGACAACTTCTACCGAAGGATCGTTTACGATGGATACTGTTTCTCTCCAGCGTAGCAGATATGGACTTAATGGTGGAAGATATGTTGCCCCGCCGATGCAGGAGTCCTATAATGCTTGGAAGTTGCAGAATCAGGAACTTGTAGCCCCGACGATTGTTTTGGGGAGCCGAGTAGGTGATGCCACAAGTGCGGCAAATGAAGTGGCAATCCATATAGCGGCGGCTCATCACGCCGATTGGCCGGATAAGGCGGTAGACGTTGAGTGGAATGCCAGAGACAGGGTGACGGCCACCTTTGTATTTGACCATGTGCAGGAGACTGCACTAGGGAAAACCTCTAGTGGAGATGTTGGTGTCGAGATGGGGACTATAGTTACCGCTGCCGATGCCAGGGCATTTATGGTGGAAGTATATACGGGAGCGGCACAAGCCTCGTGGAATCGACGGATAACGGCTATTAGGTTGTACTACAAGTTCCATGATGATCCAGACTGGTATGAGATTGTAACTCTTGACATTAACAAGGGCTGGAGTGAATCGGAACTGGTCTTTGATGATGAGAATACCGGGTACTGGTGTCCAATAATGGCGGCTATACAGCATACAGAAACTTCGGATGCTTCTGGTGGCAGTGGGACCACCTTAGAGTCCGACGCTCATGGGCTGAGCATCTATGACCTGATCGCCATTGGTTCCAGTTCGGCAATAGAACCAGCATCAATGTGTTCAATAGTTGAATCTCAGGTAACTAATACAATTACACTGCCTGCCGCTGCGGTAAACAGTCTCGGTGTTTCAACAACTTATAACTCTCAAGATTGGTGTGGAGGGGCCGCCAGCACAACGGCGGTAGGGACATTCTACATCCCCTTCACAGGGGAGAAAGCATTCACCTACTTCACCAATACAGGTAGGGCGGCTAAAGTCAAAGTTCCAGCAATCAGGTGGGGAGCCTGTGATACTGACGGTTCAAAAGTGCTTTATGGTAATATTGACACGAAAGACGAAAATGAACAAACGATTCGTGAGCGAAGTAGAGTTATAGAAACTCAGCCTGGAACGCCTGACATAGCATTATTAAGCATGTCTAAGGATGTTGGTCTCTATTCAGGGGATGAGATTATATCTATATCTTATTTTAATAGTAATTGGTGGGTATTAATGGAAAGGAGTGTTGTAGTACTTCAACCAGGTACTTTGAGGGAACTAGGTAGGTATAATGGAGTTGGTAGTAAATGGGATCATGCTAATGCTATCACGCCGTTTGGTTTATGTGTTGCAGATGAATCAGCAATTACTTTATTCCCAGGCGTAGAAGAATTGACTCTTATGAAACGTAAGTCATACCAATCACTTACCATTCATGCCCCAGCAATGGGCTACAGTATGAAAAGAAAAAGGCTTTTCTTTGTGCCAGATACTCGCGATGCAACTTCAATAGAAGTATGGATATATTCATTTGAGACTAAATCTTGGAGTAGAGAAAACTTATCTGCTAGCTGTGTTTATGGTAATATTGTTTCTATCGGCTGTTGGGGTGGCCCTACAGTAACTGCGATTCATAATGAACCGGAGATTTTAAGAGAGACTGTTAGTTCTGGCCGATTATCGAGCCTACAATTGGGTAATCTTTTTGCTGGCAGCGATGAGGCTGGTGAGATTAAAACCAAAGAATACGATAATGGTACTCCTTACAAAAATAAGATTCTCGGTAAAGGATACTTGACTCATTATTCTGGAGCGGACATTACTCTTGAAATATTTTTGGACGGGAGTACAAGTGCGTTTAAAACAATGTTAATAGATGCAAGTTCATCAGGGTTTAAAAATGTTGAGATTCAACTAAATGTTACCGCCAAATTATTCTCTTTCAGCTTTGAGTGTAGCAATTCAAGATTTGAGATTGAAGATTTTATAGTACCAGATGAGGAGATAACAGTCCTTGATTGACCAGGAAATACAACTAGCTCTAGACGCCAAGCAGGACGAAATCCTGACAGGGATGCCTGTGCCCAGAGACGGCAAGATAGGGGATATTCGCACGAATGTAACCCATAAGGGGCGGTTCTACCAGACAATGAAGACCGGGATAAATACCCATTTCTTCTCGGCACCTTTCACCCGGACGCCTTCAATTCACACGATGGACGACTACCTGCTGAAGTCTGGCGGAAGGATGCTGGATGATAGGCGGATATACTTCAGGGATACGGGGCTGTCGATTTACTCCAGTGCAGATGGGCAGTTGGACATTGACGCCGATACTGAATTGGAGATTACCGCTCCGACGGTAGACATCAATGCCTCGACTGAGGTGAATATCTCGAACAATCTGACTGTGGGCGGAGATATATTGCTCTCCAATGGGAACTATGTCGGCATCTCAGCAGCCGAGCGGTTGGAATTTTACACAGCGGGATATGCTGCGTTTATGGGGTGCAACGTCGGCATCGGGACGAGTAGTCCTGGGGCGAATTTACATATTCAAAACACTGGAGACGATGCCATTTTGAAAGTATATTCATCTGGTTCTGCTAAAGATGCTTATGCTGTGTATGGTCTAAGTGATGAGAATTCATATTGGATGACAGGTATTGATGACCATGATAATAAATTTTTAATTTCTTATGATACAACTGACCCTACTGGAAACATACCAGCCCCATTTTTAACTATTCTTGTTGGTGGCAACGTCGGCATCGGGACGGCGACGCCAGGGTCGCTAGTGGAAGCATACGATGGAGAAATATCCATCAATCGAGCAGTAGCGGATACTGGCTATAGGCAAATTCTATTCCAAGACGCTGGTGCTACAATGTGGACAATTGGTCAAAGAGATGGAGACCACGATCTTCACCTTTACGATGCGAGTCCAGGTGGGGCAGATGATGTAGTTGTTATAAAGACTACCACTGGCTACGTCGGCTTCGGGACGGCGACGCCACAGACAGGGTTCCACAATGTCGGCACAACCCGTCTTGGAGATCAAGCCACTAACTACTCCGCCTTCGCCGCTGATGGAATACTGACGATGACTGGCACGGCAATGGTTACAAATTCTTTGTGGCTTGGCGTTCAAGGCTTAAAAGAAGCTCCGGTAGGGTTAGCGGCAGCATATGTAAATCATGGCGTTTCTGGCGCATGGCAGTTTACTGATGGACAGCAAGACGGTGTAGCGGGCAACATCCGAATACCTAACCGTATGTATAGAACAACAGCACCGACTTTAACAATAGGGTGGAGTTCGACTGCAACAGAGAAAAAGTGCGAGTGGCAGATAGAATATATATGGAGGGCAGCAGATGAAGATACAACAGCAGGGGCAGATGACACTTTGTTAAGCTCAACCGATGCCGGGGGCACTTCTGAATCTTCCAGTACCGCAGAGGGTCTTACTTTAACGACATTCACCTTAGCTGCGCCGGGTGTCAATGATAATTGTTTACATTTCCGAATTAGACGAATTGGCGATGATGCTGTAAATGATACTTTGGATGCAGATGCGGAACTTCATGGCATGTGTATGAATTACACCTCGGACAAACTAGGGACGGCAACATAATGTCTAAGAAAAACGGTAAGATAAAGATTCAGGAAGAGCGGGAGAAGCGACTGCAACAGATCGCCACGTTGGAGTACAGGATTGCCAAGCAGCAGCAAGCATTGACGATTGATAGGGAATCACTGCTGAAGCAGATAGGTGCGTTGGAGCAGTTGGATGAACTGGAGGGGATAGCGCCGCCTGTACCCAGCGATAACGGTACGCCCGCCAAGGAAACAGTTTTGGAAGAGAAGGAGAGTTGAGATGGCTGAAGAATTTACACCGGGAGAAGCGTTTGAACTACACAAAGCGTACATTGCCAATGGCGGCCACCTGAAATTAGACGAATGGATAGCTCAGGGTATGCCAGAGCCGTTGGCTCCCAGAGATGATGAACCACCACCAGAACCGCCCCCTGTAGAACCGCCTGTAGAGCCGGGAGAGCCACCTACTGAGATGTTGAGTTGGGCAGATTGGATGGCAGAAAATTATCCCGATGTTGATTGGGAAAATATGTCTGCCACTCAGTTACAAGGGATGGCAAATTTATATCAAGAATATAGGGATACTTTTGGAGAGCCAGGAGAGCCGCCTATAGAACCACCAGTTGAGCCACCGCCTGCTGGAACCGCTGATTATCAGGACTATCTGGATTCTGGCGGGTTTCTGAATTATAATGATTGGTTGGCGGCCGGACAACCTTCGGATGTAGAATCAGTTGGTGGTGGGCTTGGCCCCGAAGTTACTCCTGATGAAGAAGAGGAAGAAGACTTCTCGCAACAGTTGGCTGATGCGGTAGCGGCCTGGCAGGAAGAACAACGCAGAATCGGCGCACTCCAGGCGGCTGAAGCGCAAAGACTGGGCGCTCGTGGTATTGGCAAGATGTCCAGGATGACGCAACAGGCTTTGCTGGCCCAAGGCCGTACAGCAGGGGAAATTGAGCAATTAACGGCAGGGGGAATGGAAGCCGGTGCAAGAAGTATGTCCGATCTGATAAAACAGATTAATCTTCAAACACAGCAACAAGTAGCAGGGGCTCAACAGTATGGCATTGGTGCCATGATAAGCGGAGAGGAGTTGGGGATACGGCAAAGAGAAATGGCAATGGCCGGTGGTCAATTCCAACAAAGTTTGGCAGAACAGATTAGGCAGTTCAACATTGAGGCCGGTCAGTGGGGGCAGGAATTTGATTGGGGGAAAACAACCTGGGCCGACAAGATAAGACTACAGGAAGAGGCAACAGAGTATGGCCTTTATGGTGATATTGCCACAGGTGTCGGTTCTTTCTTTGGCGGTTTGTTTGGCTAATAAGGAGTAAGATATAATGCCACAATCAGGCGGTTTATCAATAGCGGCGGGCTTTGCAAAGGGTTTTGGCCCTCAGTTTGCCGCATCCCGCAGACAGAGACTTGAGCAGGAAAGAAAGGGTCGACAGGATGAGATTCAGAACCTTGAAAAAACGCTAAAGCTTCTTGAGAAACATTACCCGGACGATCCCCGGATAATCTCCATAGCCGATACGCTCATAGAGATGAGGGGTGGAGCACCGAAACAACAAAGACAGCAAATCACGCCAATGCCCTTGAAAAGAATGTCCCCCGGCCAAACAGTGTCGAGGGTTCAAATTGCAGGGGAAGAGGCAAAAGCAACGGAGAAAGTTGGCGCAACAAGACTTAAAGAAGAAAAGGGAAGTCTTAGAAAAAGAGCAGAGCAGTTGATGAAGCAACGCAGGGATTTCCTGCGTGGTGATCCCATAATGACTGCTCTCGGCGGTCTTATAAAACCTCAATGGGATGATGAAGTCGAAGGGGTTGAACTAAATAATATTCTTTCTGATCTGAGACTTCAGCATGGATTCAATTATCCGAAATCTGTTATGAATGCTCTCAAACTACCCTCTCAAACATTAACCCCAACAAGACCAGTTCAAGGGCCAACAACTACAGGGGCTACGCTTGATACTGTGAGAACTGATCCCTTGGGATTATTCAAATAGTATTATGCCTCAAGTAAGTACACAGGAGCTTGCCGGGAGGATAAAGGTGCAGTATCCAAGTTATTCTGCTCTTGATGATAGCACTTTGGTTGGTGCTATTTTGAAGAAATATCCTGGATACAATACATCTTTATTGCCAGAAATCCCTCCGTCTAAAGTATCTTCTCCAGGAACAATAAGCCAATTCTTCAATAGGGCACTTTTACAACCTTTACATACAATAGGATTGGCAGCTGCTGAGGGACAGGCTGGTTGGCTTAAAGCTATGGATGCCTTCACTGTATATTTAGAAGATAAGTTCGGTATCCCAAGAGGGGGGGCTTTTAAGGATTTATCTAATTTGTGGGATAAGTGGGCAGAAAAGCATAAAGGCAAAGATATCCCCAGGGAAGGATTTATTGGAGAAGTTGCACATGCACTTTATTATGGAATGGGCAGACTAGGGACTGACCTCCCTGTAATAAGTCAAACAGGTCTCGTTACCTATATGGCGACAATGGGTGCTGGTGAATCTATTCAGCGGGGTGAAAGCCCAGCGATAGGTGCTTTAAAGGGGGGTGCTCAAGGAGCATTGCTTCATGGATCGCTGAAAGGTCTGGCGGTCTTACCAAGAGTACCTGCAATGGCTGGTGGAGCGGTGGTATTTGGAGTGCCTTCTGCTGTATCGGAATTGCAGGTTCCGGCAGAACAGCGGGAGTGGGGTCGAGTTGCCGGAGATGCCATGTTGGGGGCCGGATTGATGGCATTAGGGCAGAAACCTACGCAAGAGCAGTTTCGGGCTATGAGGATAAGAGAGCCTGTTAAACAGGAAGTTGGCGTTAAACTTCCCGTAGAATACCCCACAGAAAAGCCAGTAGAGCCTCCTATGAGGCCCGTAGAGTACGTTAAACCTGAAATACGCCCCGAAGTACCAGTTGAGGGTGTTAAGCCCGTAGAGGCGAGAAAACGGCTTACCGTTGAGGGTGAGCGTATGGAGATTCAGGAAACCGCCAAGAATCGGTTGAGGGACATTTCAGACAAACATCCCCAGCAGACGGTAGGATGGGACGCCACAGATGCAATGTCGGTGGGGATAAAGGAATCTGAGATAAAAACCTTTGCCGATCAATACGGGCAGGGGAAGGCAACTGCCATTCTCACCAAGAGTGTCCAGAACCTCACTGACGCCGCCGCCAAGACTGATGCTCTTATCAGGAAGATGGATACAGCGAACCTCACCAGTAAGGATATTATTGGATTCCAAGACCAACTTAGTAAATCGCTGGAATCAGTATTTGAACCGGCAAGACAAATCAGTGCAGAGGCGGGTCGCATACTTCAGAAACACCAGAAATATACTAAGCCTCAGATGGAGGCATTGAAGAAGATCGGTGAGATACCACCTGAAAGTCGTGCTGAATGGGAGCGGGTGATTGATCTCTATAAAAGGATTGATCCTAGCAATCCAAGGGAGTTTGCTCAATTTTTAAGGAACACAGAGAAGCCCACTTTCAGGGAATATATGTGGGAGTTCTGGTATAATTGCATCCTTTCTGGCCCGCCGACTCATCTTGTTAATACTATCAGCAATACGACATGGCAGGCTTTTCAAACGCCTTGGAGGGCAATTAGAGCAGTAGTTGATATTCCTGTTGCTAAATTCCAAGGCAGACAGAGAGAATATTACCTTCGTGAAATTGCGCCTATGTGGATTGGTTATAAAACAGGAATAAAAACAGCCGTTCCAAAAGTATTAAAACTCATCAGAACGGGTGAACTCCAATCCGATATGACTAAGTGGGGGATTGATATTGGCAAATCTTTAGAGTCCTTTGCACGATCTCCAAGTGCAATAGCGAGAGTAGCGGCCCCGGCTGTTTCTTTTCCGTCAAGAATGTTAAGAGCTGAAGATGTGTTTTTCAGGTCTATTGCCTATGACGCAGAGATCGGTGCAACTGCTATGAGAACAGCACTGAAAGAAGGCTTGCGTGGTGATAAACTGAATGTCCGTTTTGCTGAATTGAAACAGAATCCTACAGATGCCATGATGAAGGCTGCCGGGAAGTTCTCTGATTATACTACTTTTATGGATGCCTTGGGTAAAGTTGGGTCATCTATAATTTCTCTCAGGAATCAGATTCCTGGGGGTAGATTCATAATTCCTTTTGTAAGAACTCCAGGGAATTTGATGAAGAGGGGTGTTGAATTAACTCCTGGAATTGGGGTGGCACTACAAAGGAAACAATTGCGCGGGCAAGAGTTATCTAGTGTAATTACAAATCAAATTGCAGGTACATTGATAGCTACTTACTTTGCAACGAAGTATCTTGATGGTGAATTAGTCGGGGCGGCTCCGAAAAGTCCATCAGAAAGAGAAAGGTTCTATGCTCAGGGCAAACTCCCTTGGTCAGTGCAAATTGGGAATCATTGGATTTCTTACAGGCGAATAGAGCCTTTCGGTACGCCTATCGCTATGGTGGCTATTGTTGGTGATGCCTGGAGAGATAGAGGCAAAGCACCAACTTCAGAATCTATTACCAAAATGGGAATGGAATTTGGCAGATACTTACTTGACGTTTCCTACGTATCCCAGCTTTCTGATCTCTTGGAGAATATCAGTAGGGGAGATGGTGGATATACAGCCATGAGGCGTTTCGGCCAGCGATTCCCAACTTCTTTTGTGCCTTATTCCTCATTCCTGAGATCAATGGGCAGAGCCACCGAAGCTGTTAAAACAGGCAAGGTAGTATTGCGAGACCCCAAGACAGTATCCGAGGCCACCAGAGCACAGATACCATTTCTAACAGAAACTGTCCCAGCAAGGAAGACAGTATTCGGACAAGAGATATTGCTCCCTGGCGGTCCCATAAGACAGTGGCTCCCCTATAAGGCATCCAAGGCGACCAAAGACCCCGTAGAATTAGAACTTCAAAGATTAGGGATAAGTCCGGGGATGCCAGCAAAGAAGATAAGAGGCACTGAACTTACTGATGAGCAATATGATAGATACCTTACACTTTCCGGCGAGGCAATCTACAAAGAATTGAAGAGGGTTATTACTTCAAAGGCATGGGTTGATGCAAAGGATACGCTCGAAGCAAATCAAGCCAAGGATAAAATAATCGAAAGTATCATCAGGCGCATAAGAGAAGCCGTCAGGGGTAAAATATTGGTTGAAATCGCTCAGGATAAAATGCCGGGAGGAGTTGAATAATGCCACGTTTCAGCGAAAAGAGCCTTACCATATTAGCAACTTGCGATGAGCGGCTACAGCGAATTTGTATGGAGTTAATCCGGCAATATGATGTAAAGATTATCCAAGGTTTCCGAGGCCAGATGGATCAGGAGAAAGCCGTCAAAGAAGGCAAGAGTAAGAAACATTGGCCTATGAGCAAACACAACCAGCATCCTTCAATAGCGGTTGACGTTGTGCCGTTTCCTATTGACTGGGAAGACCGGGAGCGGTTCTTTTACATGGCCGGTTTATTCATGGCAATTGCAAATTTCATGGGAATCGGCATTCGTTGGGGCGGAGACTGGGATCGAGATAAGGACTTTGATGACCAACGGTTTGATGATCTTCCCCATATAGAATTAATATCAAATTGAGGTGCATAAATTGAAGAGTAAGAATAGCGTCGCCGTTAAAATAATAACAACCCTTGTTATCGCTGCGATAATAGGAGTTGTTGGGTATGGCAACAGTCTTGAAAAACGAATTGATAGGCATGATGTTGAGATTGCAAAAATAGGCAAGGACATTGAGTATATCAAGATAGGCGTGGAAGAGCTTCTCAGACGAACACAAGGAGATAAATGATGTTAAAGAACATAGTCGGATTGTTTGTAGGCGAAAGTAGCAAGAAAAGGCAGATAGGTATTGGCGCATTCACTATTCTATCTCTGTCTTTTCTTTTTGGATTAGTAGAGATTGAGACCTACGGGGTTCTCGTTACACTGATCGGCCTATGGACTGGTGTGGCCTACAATGCCAGGTTTACCAAAATCTCTAAGAAGGTCAAGGAGATAAAAGAGGTGATGGACTCCAATATTACAAACAAATAGTTTGCATTCGCAAGGTGCGGGTGTAAATTAGACCGTTCTTTGGCAGAGTCAATAGAAGATATTCCAAACCGCCTGCGAGCGGGCGTGCTTTGCGGCTTTGCCAATGCTCTTTGAAGATAAGGCGGGTTTCCTGGACGCAGGATAGGCTGCTAGCACTGAAAGCCCGCTATGATACAACCAGTCTCGTGTAAGTCACGAGATGCGCAGGGCCGGAGAAATCTGGCCCTTGCTTTTACGCCCTAAAATCCCCTTTCCCCGTCGAGAAAACAAAATTATATTGGCAAGGCTGAAGATTTCCCTTGCACACCGATTTGTTCTTCTTTACCTTTGCAGCGTCGATTATGGACACGATCAACTAAAAGGAGAATATATGGATGCGGATATTTTATTATTTGAGGTCAAGACTCCAAATAGATGTTACCATGAGATATACACAAGAAATCAGTTTGCTGGCTATTGGAGACCCTCTCGCCTATGGAAGAAGTGTATGATTTACAATGGTCTTAAATATTGGTTCTTGAAACGGATAGAAGGATCATATTACACTGAATTCACTGCTGCTTAGTAAAAGCCGAAATGACTCCTAAAACCTACAGCACAACCGAGATCAACGCACTGGCCGGGACGGGCTGGTGTTATTGGCGGCTCCGCTATCTGGTCCAGACGGGAGTGGTGATCCCCCTGAACCGAGGCCGGGGAAAGGAACGCCGATTCTCTGAAGCCGAGGGTTTGAAGGCCATTAACATCCTACGGGCGTCGATCAAACGTCATAACTTGGAGCAACTGGCAAAATGACTAAACCGAGAAAGTTGGTAAAAGGCGACCGGGTGAAGGTTACCGGGGGTTGGGGGATAAAGGGTGGGGGTTCCCTGGGCGAGCATTATATAGGTTGTTTTGCCACCGTAGTAGGATTCACAAAAATGTCAATGCCGATAACAATAAAGCTAGATGAAGATATTGACACTAGCTACGTATTTAATTGGTGCCGTGAAAACCTGAGAGCATTGCCCCGCAAGGCTAAAGCATTATGATTTCGCCCCCGCTTTCTCACCGAACGCTTGGCAAGCCCAGGCAACAATGATACACCATGATCTACCCTCGAAACGGCGGGGGCGAAACTTTAACAATGGAGGCTAAATAATGTGTCTTACTGAAGTTACTTTAACTACCAGAGACCGCAAGCAGGAAGGCTTTGGCTGGAAGGTCTTTGAAGTTGTCAACAAAAAATTTAAAGGAGAATATTACGGCGGTATTAGGAAAGAAGGTGTTTGGCTAAAGTCCAAAGATGATGGTAGTGAAGATTACCCGCTTGGTTTTCACTTATATCAGACCAGAAGAGAAGCGCGACATTGGTTATCTTATTGTAATAGGCACAGAGATGGTAAATACATAGTGAGGAAAGCCAAGTTCCGAGGTATTTTAGCCGAGGGACGGGATAATTGCCGTCGCGTCATCGTCGTCAAAGAAATGCTGATACTTCCACAACAAACAGGAGGCTAATATGAACATAGAAGAAGCGTACCTGGTAATGCAGGAGCATTGCGGGATTGAGGTCGGGGATAAGGTTAGAGTGATTCGTAAACACAGCAACTTTGAAATGGGATATGGATGTCAGACCTCAAAGGGAAAAGAGACATTAGTCGGAGAAACTGGCATTGTTGAATCGGTAAACAAGCATTCAAATAGTATAAGGATAGGATTCAAGGGGGGGTTATCATCTTGGGGATTCCCATTCTTCTGCCTTGAGCTCGTCGAGAAGGCCAAGCCGGAACTGCCGCCGATTAAGGTAGGGGGCAGGGAAGTTATATTCGGCGATGGTTGCATTAAAGTCTGCGGCTTATTGGTTACCAAGCCAATCCTCCATGAAATCCTTGATCGGCTGGAGAAATAATTACACATGGGGTCAGCGTTGCTATCGCAAGTAAGGTTAAGCAAAAACGGTAAAGGAGTTATAGCATGGCTGTGGCTCGGCGCTGGCCTCAGATATTTGACATTGCCCGGATGAAGCTGGGCATAGGGGAGAGTCAAGGGGCTTACCCGGCCCGGCGATGTATACGCTCTCCCCGGCGCTTTTTGAATTGGCAGAGGTGGGCTAACTAGTGAGATACGGGAAACATGGAGACACCAACTCACGAATTGCCTTGGTCGGCGATGGCTATCTCTGCCAACGTTATTTGAAATGCCCCGCACCCCCGTTTACTGGCTGTGAAGTCAGTTCCTACGCCCAGATTACCAGGTGGTGTGAAAGACCACGGGCACGGGGACGGGGCTATCTTTGACATTGCCCCTACGGGGTAACAGGGGGGAGTATGAGTCGTCGGGGAAACGTACAAGACCCTGACCGTTGCAACACTCCCCCCGGGACCTTTGAAATTGGCAGAGGTGGCGTTAGAGACAACCAGGTAGGGTGTGAGTCCCTGCCCGCCCTCTGCCAACGTTATTTGAAACAGGGGAGAGTCCTTTTGGGTTACTTACTACATCGGGTTTGTGCCCTCTTTTTCTCTCCCCTGTGAACTTTGAAAGGAGTAAACGATGACTGAAGACCAAGACATCGGACACCGGCTTTTCGAGTTCGAGCCTGAGATGTGTGTCGGGTGCGGGAAGGAACTAGCGACCGAGGGGCTATATTGTCTGAAGTGCCGTGAACTCTTAGATGACATAAACTTGGACAAAAGGGAAGGGGAATAATGGGCAACCCTTATTGGACGCCAGATCAGGATATGCGCTCAAGTTGCTGTTGGGCTTTGTCGGCTGGCGAGATAGTTGACGGCGATGCTATTTGCTCAAAGTGTGGAGAACACGCTACCTTCGAGAAAGAGGAAGAACCTGATCTCCTGACCTTTGAGGGGTTGACGAAGTTGCTTTATCCTGATTATAAACCTGCTGGAGGGGAATAATGCACGTTTCAGATATGCTTAGTGATGACCCGGAACAAAGGGCGCGGCTACAAGAGGAGGAAGAAAATATGACTGAGCAAGATCGTACAAAAGAAGCGCAAAAGTTTGACGCCGCCATTGGGGAGGGAGAAGAGAATGCCCTGGTGGTAGCCACTGAAGGCCCGTCAAGGCTGCTTGAGATAGCCGTCCAGCAGGACTTGGACATTGATAAGCTTGAGCGGCTGGTGGCTATGAAGGAGCGGTGGGATGCACAGGAGGCACGGAAAGCCTTTTATGAGGCACTCTCGAAATTCCAGAAGCTTGTTCCGACGCTTAAAAAAGATAAGCACGTTCATTATGTAACCAAGTCTGGCGCTGTTATTGATTATGACCATACATCTTTGGGTAAGATACAGCCTCAAATACAAGAGGCCGCCGCTGAATGCGGGCTGTCTCATCGGTGGGAGTTTAATGACGGGCCTGATTTAATGGAAGTTACCTGTGTTATTACTCACGTTGACGGCCATTCTGAAAGGTCATCGCAGAGTGCCCCGATAGATACTAGCGGGAATAAAAGCACAATTCATGGGCGTCAATCTTCCAGAACTTACTTAGAGCGCAGTACGCTTATCGGCGCACTTGGGCTTATGAGTGCTGATAAAGACGACGATGGGAGACAGGGTCAGGTATCTGCCCCCACACCAAAAGAAGCCACAAAAGACCTGCCCGATCTCCCCGAAGGCACCGATACCAAAGCCCCCAGGCCAGAGACTATTGGTAAGACTGATGCCGACAAGCAAAAACAACTCTATGGCTATCTGTGCGAGATCACCGGGGTAGACCCGAAGAAAGAACGCCTCTTGGCTGAGGAGAAGAAAAGGCTTTCGGATGAACTTATAGAGCTGACTACCTTTGAAAGCGACGGCGAAATCAAGAAGGAGCGTTCCCTGCGCAACCTCAAGGGCAAGTGGCTGAATACCGCTATCGGCAAAGCCAAGGATAAGATCAAAAAGGTTCACGATGAACTGGCCGAATTGCTGAAATGCCCTGCACTGACCAAGGAGTTTACTGACGGCATGGAAAAAGAGATCGCAAGGGAACCCCATGATCTGCCTTGGTACAAGGATCAGATCGTGATAATCAAGGAAATGATAGCCGACAAGGAGAAAGAAAATGAATGTACTTAAGTTCCGGGCTTGGTTTGAAAAGAAACCTGATTGGTGCAATCAGATGTTTTACTCCGATGAAGAATCCCCTGGTTTGGGTGATTGGTTCTCTGAATGTGAGATTGAGAGTGATCATGGCAATAAAGTTCTCTTCTTGCAGTTCGTCGGCCTGAAGGACAAGAACGGCGCTGAGATTTATGCGGGGGATATACTAAAAGATGATGTGGGAGATATTGGTATTGTGCGATTCGGGAAACTGCCCTTAAACAAATCGGGCGATTGCGTTTGCACTTATGGGGCGTTTTATGTCGAGTGCAAGGGGCAGCTGGGACAGTCTCCATCTTATGATTGTACAGAAATAGGCGATTGGATGGAAGTCATCGGCAATCACTTCGAGAACCTGGAGTTACTACATGCCGCAT